AGATTTAAATTGGATAGGAATAGATTTAGAAAACGGTTTTTTCTATTGCATAATTGCCCCAACTGATTTGATTCATTTGGATAATATAGAAATAATTGGAGATGTTATTGAAGAATTATTGGAAGAGAAAGATTTAGCAATTGCCAAAAAGAAATACAATTTTTTGAAATATGGAGGCAGTAAAGTTATTAAGAAAACTTCTTCTAATAAAAATATTTTTGGAATAATTGATTTTACGCACAAAATCCAATATGGGAAAGAAAATAATAAATTCATCACAATCTTTAGAACCTTAAATGGAGGAACTTTTTTAATTAAGACAAAAAATAGACTCGCAAATAACGTATATGCTACTGGAGAAATAACAGGAGAAATAATGCAGGAATTACCAGTTGTTAATTGTACAAATATTTTGGGAGTTGTATGCGATCAACAATTAGACGTATTAAGTCCCTTTCATGGATTAGATGTTGTACCTAAAAAATGGAAGAAAAATCTAAATTTAAATATGACTTCTTTTGAAGATATTGTTGATTTAACAGATAAATATGTTTTTTCCATTGATGGAGATACAACGGTGGATATAGACGATGCTTTACATTATGAATTTAATGAAGAAAAAAATTTACACGTGATTGGAATTCATATAGCTGATGTCGCTAATTTATTTTTTGGGATTGATTCTAGAGATAGTCGTGATTTTTTATTGCTATTGTTAAATAATACTTCAAGTATTTATCCAAATGGAAAGATAGATATGATTTCTAAGGAAGTTGGAGAGGATATTTGCAGTTTGAAAGAAGGAGCGATTAGAAGTGTGATTTCTTTATTATTGGAATTCAAACAAGAAAAACCATTCACATTAGTTAGCGCACGATTGCAATTAAGTAGAATCATCAATAAAGCTAAGCTTACATACAAAAATGTTGATAAGTTATTGAACAATGAAGGTGTCTTGAAAAAAGACAAAATTCTAAAGGATAATATATTTTTGATTAGAGATATCATTGATTCTCAAGAAAATTTTCCAGTGATAAATGAAGAAGTTGAAGATCAATATTTCGATGAAAAAATATCTAGAACAATTGTTTGTAAATTAATGACCATATACAACTCGATTGTCGCAAAAAAATTATATGATTCTCACAAAAAGAGCATAATTCGTGTTCATTACGGAGAACAAACCCAATCATTTAAAATTGATCGAAAAATTCAGGATGTTATCAAAAGATTGGAGACGCAGAAAGGTTTTTATAGAGTTGCAGGAGAATGTCCAATCGAAGAATTAAAACACCAAGGATTGGGATTAACTTATTATACTCATGCGACTTCACCAATAAGAAGATTCGTTGATTTTTGGAATCAATTATGTTTATATGAAACTTTTTACAATAGAGTTAGTGTAACTGGATTAATTGATATAAAAGAAAAGATTGGAACAATTAATTGGAAAAGTTTCATGATTAAAAAGGCTTATGAACAGTTATCTCTTGTAAATATTTTCCATAATAAAATCCAGGATAAATTGGAAGAATCTTATGAAGGATTTATTATTTCCATAGATGAGGATAATATTGGAATTTATTTAACATCTAACAAAAAGATATTTAAATTTAGATTGGAAGTTGAAGGTTTATTGGATGTTGATTCTAGTGAGGATGAAGTTGTTTGGACTAGAAAAGACAATAATAGCCAATTCACTTTAAGAAAATATATGAGAATAGAAGTGAAGATTGTAATACGTAAAAACAAACACATTTGGAATCAAAAGATTGGGATAGAATTGCTTTCACCTAGTTTTTCTGATTTTCTTCTAAAATAAATTATTATAATATTATATGGCAGATAAACGTCACTTCACAATTGTTTTAGATAATAAAGAGCAAGGATTATTCACAGGAAAAAATCCAAGTTCCGTTGCCAAGAAAGCAGTTTCAAAATTGAGTAAAGGAAAGAAAGTGATTTTTGAATTGCGAGAGATTACTCAGGGATCAAAGAAAAAGGTCTATGGTCCATATGAAGGAGTTAAGAAGAAATTGGATAAGCCAGTTACTCTTGGTGATCGAGTCTATAAATATGAATCGATTGTAAAAAAGATTGATGGGGCAAAAAGCAGTAAGGGAGGATACATTGGAAATGTGAGATCACATAGCACTGTTATGTTAGACTTAAGAACAGATGATGGTAAAAGAATTACAATAGAAAAAACTAGGAAAGGCGTAGGAGCAAAAATTAGCAGTAAATTGGGTAAATTATTTGGGAAAAAGCGAAATCATGATAAAGAAGAATCAGGCTATAAATTATTTATTAATGCGGTAGAACAAGAGGTGATTCCAATCTATGATGAAAAACATTTAAGTTTATCTAATAACGAGATAAATGAATTGAAGCAACATGATTTTGCTAGGTTAGATAGATTCATTGAGTTTTTGAATGAAGTGTTGTCAGAAAATGAACTTGCCCAATTGAAAGGAAAGGTGACAAGTGAGGCAGCTAGTCATCACGAATGGGAGCATTTAAGAGATGCCCTAGGATCGAGAAGGAATTCTACTTCTTCTAAGAGATCAAATTCTACTGATAGTACAATAACCACTGCACCATATCTTAACGTGGAATCAACCACTGCACCATATATTAACGTGGAATCAAATAATGCGAATAGTGCGAATATATTGAGATATGTCCAGCATTTAGAAAATTTGGAAAAATTACAAGATAAAATTTCCAAATTATATAAAAGAGAAAGTGTAGTTAATAAAAATAAAGCTTATGCAAAAGAAAGGCGATTAATGGACTTACAAAGTAAATTAGAATTAGCAGCAATAAAAAAAAGACCTAATTATAAACTATATGATCTTATAAATTCTTATGTTGATGGATATGCTTACGAAGATATCACAACAGAATTATTTCAATTAAAAAGTAAATCCGGTTTAAATAGCGATGTTAAAGGAATACTTCGATTTGTTTATGACGATATGAAGAATAAAGAAGGTAAAAATTTGGGTGTTGATTATTTTATTGAAAGATTGGATTTAATTGAAAAAGCAAAAGAAGGAAAATTACCGAAAAGTACTTATCAAAAATGGAATCGCTTGAGAAATAAGGTGGCTGCCATAACTGAGGCAGAGGCACCAGCACAAGTAGGAAGAAAATATAATTTTTTACCAAATATTAATAAATATAGACCAAAAAATAATGGATCCCAAGGAGCCTATAAAAATGAGACTAAAAAATTAATTAAATACATTTGGAACTTGGAAAATCTTAAAAATAAATTCCAATCACTTCCCGAGAAAACAAACGAGGAAAGAAAAAGAAAGGATTATGTTTATGATGTATTAATAGATTTGGATGCTAAAAAAGATAATTATCAAGAGCACGAGTTAGTGGATATCTTGGATAGCTACATTGATGGATCACTAGTCGAAAAAATTAGAAAAGATATAATTGATTTGGGTAGTAAGAGTGTGTCTAGTAACAATAAATATGTATTAGGTCATTACTGGAAAGAGTTAAAAAAGCCTTCCAATACTAACAAAATGACTCCACGTGATTTCCTTGAAGTTGTTAGAGCAATTGATGAAATAAAGCAATCTCAAGAAATAAAGCAATCTCAAACAGGTGGTTTTGGAAATGCCATTCATACAATTGATTTGCACGTCAATGGAAAAGATTTTAAAATAACTAAAAAATCTTCATCTATGTTGGGAAAACTTACACTGCAAAAAGAGGCTCATTATGAATTAATTGTATCACAAGGAACATATACTAAATCCTATTTTAATAATGGTACTTTGAAACAGGTTGTTCAAGTAATTTATGAAGAACTCCCTCATCATGTTTGTGATTTTATTGATCAATTAGCTAAAAAAGCAAGGGAAGATAGTTCTTGGAATCATCTTCTTGAATCATTGTATTGTGATAGGAATAAGAATCGCGCGATTTTGAATTATGAATCAAAAAAAAGAAATGAAGAAAATTTGTTGAATAGAATTAGTAAATTTGGAAATTGGTTGAAATCAAATAAAAAAAGACAAGAAATTTTTAGTGCATTGGACGAAAGAAAGAAATATGAATTATACGGTCGTCCAAATGGAGATTTAGATTATGAGAGATTGAAATTTGATATAGAAAGTCAAGCTGATTTCGAGAAATGGTTAGAAAGGAATTCCAATAGACAAGAAATATTTAATTCACTATCAAACAATAAATTAAATACTTTTACTAAAAAGAATGGTTCATTTGATTACAATAAATTGCGTATATTAATTCAAGTAAAATCGAATGAACAAAAGAACAAAGGATTTTTTAACAAATATTTTTAGGTGAATATTATAAGAGATTTGTTAACTAAAATGTGCAAATCATATCATAGTGATGGATATACAAACTATTAAACTCTCCAATGCCATAAATTAAATTTTCCAGAAGTGAGTTAATTTTCTCTTGTAATTCACCCAAATTGAAGCTTAGACAAACTTTTAAAATTTCTTGGCATATATCTCTTATTTTATAGATATTCTTAACAAAATTACCATCGAAATTATCATATGATTTCAATACTTCTATTAATGGCTTCTTCTCAATCCAATTAATAAATGGAATAATAAAACCAAAAGTCATATTCAAACGATGTTTTATCTCATATTCTTCATATAAACGTATGATATCACTATAGATAAACCAAACATCATCTAATATTTCGATTGTTTTCTTATCCAAATATTTCTTAGCTGGTTCCCAATTATCTTCTTCCTCGGGTTTATCCTCCGCAAAACAAGCTAAGAGTATTCCAATTTCTTTCCAACTCATTTTTTCCATTATTCTTTGTTGGATAATCTTCCCTAGAACGACTTCACTGCAATTTGACAAAGAAGCTACTATTTTTCCATAAGGGGTAATGATAGGCTTATTATCAACTTCTTGAACCATTCCTAGCTTTGAATTAAAAGATGTTATTTTAGAGAGTTGTGTTTCCAATGTCATACTTTGGTATTGTATTGATTCTTCAAGAAATTTAATATTTTCTTCCAATTTAATTTTTTGAGATCTTTTTTCATAATATTCTTTATTCGTATTTTTGAAATCATCCAATTTTTTTTGAAGTCTTTGCAGTGTCTTACCGCGAGAAATTTCCATTTCTTTTAAGATAACTTCCAATTCTTCTTCCAATGTGGAATTAGATTCATAATTTCCCAATTCACCTTTGAGATCCACTAACTCCCTCTCCAAATACTTTATATGTTTTACTGTTTCCAATCCAAAAAGAGTTGATTCATAAAAGATCTTGATTTCATTAGAGTAAGCTGGTGAATTAAGCAATCTCAAGAAAGTATTCGCTCCTTCGTCATATTGAGAAGTCAACTTCGCAGCTTTTCCTTTCAATAGTCCAATCAATTCATGTTTTGGTTCCAATTCTCTCAGTGGACAATAAATAACCAATCCTTGATCATCTTTTCCGCGCCTTCCTGCTCTACCACTCATTTGCATAAATTCATCGTATCTTAAAACACGAATACCGGTTCCATCGTGTTTAGATAATTCCGTGAAAATAACTGTTTTAGTTGGCATATTAACTCCAACCGCAAAAGTCTCAGTTGCAAAAAGAAATTTAATTAGCCCTTTGCTAAACAAAATCTCAATTAGTTCTTTTTGGATTGGAAGTAACCCGCTGTGATGTATAGCTGTTCCATAGTCAATCATTTCTAGAATTTGTTGAGTACTTGGAATTTCCTTGTAATAATTTAGATTGGATGCAAATACTTTGTGGATAATTAGTTTGCAAGCTTTTAACTCGTCGGGGGAAAGTAATCCACTAACGCGTTTCATCATTTGACAATATTCGAAGCATTTTTTACGACTAAATGAGAAACAAATCGCTGGGAATAAATGTTGTTTTCTTAAAAATTCAGTTAATCCAATCAATCGATTATTGGATAATTTTTGCTTATCGTAAAATTTGTAACAACTATCGAGATTTGGTCCTTGCATACCAACTTTGTGTTTATTGATAAGAACAATCTCTTTATCAGTATAAATGTAATGATTGAGAGGAACAGGTCTATAATTTGTTCCAATGAGCATACAATCTCTTTGGCGACATTGGACAACCCATTGTGCAAATTCCTCCGCCTTGTCAATCGTTGCTGATAACATAACTAGGATAATATGTTTTGGTAACTTAGTTATACATTCTTCCCAAACGAAACCTCTCTCTGGATCGTTGAAATAATGCACTTCATCAAAAATGACGCAGTGAATATTTTCAAAAGATTCTGGTTCATAATCTAATTTATTTCTAAGGATCTCTGTTGTTAAAATTAATACATTCGATTCAGGATTTAATTTAATATCTCCTGTTAGAATTCCAACTTCACCCAATGATCTCTTAAAATCGAAAAATTTTTGGTTAGATAGTGTTTTAATTGGACTTGTATATAAAACTTTTTTTCCTAAATGAAGGGAAAGTGCAATGGCATATTCTGCCAATGTAGTTTTTCCAGCTGCTGTATGCGCAGTAATTAAAATATTTTTATTGTTTTGAATCCCCCAACAGCCATTCATCTGGAAGTCATCCAATCGATATGGGAATTTGTGGACTAATTCGAATTCAAGTCTTTCTTGAGGAATAATAACGCTCATGATTACATTTAATAACATGTAAATTAATTTAAAATCAGTTTTTTTCAACTTATGTAGAAATTTTTTTCAGTAATAATAATATAATTATTTAATTAAAAAAATTTATTGTAATTGATAACAAAAAAATTAGTTAAAAGATTATTATTAAAATATATTTAGAAAAATATGGGTTTTTTATTTGAAATTGATGAAAAAGAAAAATATATTTTATCGAGACATCACAAGTTTTCTGCTGGAAATTTAGCTCAAAATATTTTATTTCACAAAAATTTTATGGAAGATGCAAATAACGCAAGCACAAATTATGTAGCTGAGGAAATAATTGGAAAAGGAGGTGCATCTGTTGTCTATAGAGGAATTAACAAAGATAATAATGAAAGAATTATTATTAAAGAATTAAAAACAAACAATTTGAATAAACTCATAAGAGAAGTGAATATTTTAAAATTATGTAAGGGAATACCAAGAGTAATAAAAATCCTTGATTTTTTCAAAAATGAGGATAATTACTATCTAGTTTTTCCCTATTATAATTGTCAACCTAGTAGAACTATTTTTTATAATTTTACTTTGATTGAAATAAAAATATTTATGCAAAAATTTCTTCATACATTAGACAAACTGCATGCGATAGGTGTAATCCATCGTGATTTAAAGCCAGGTAATTTATTAGTTAAATCTTGCTCAGAGTTTTATATCATTGATTTTGGAATTAGTGATTTTTATGTTCCTTTTAGAAAATTTGATAATAAGATTGGTACAAGAAATTTTAAGTCCCCAGAGCAATTATTGTGTTTGAAAGGCTTCGATTATGGAATTGATATTTGGGCTGCTGGTTTAATGTTCGCTGAAATGTTTTTTATGCGTTATCCTTTTTGGAAGCCAGATGATGATATAGTAATGTTAGAGAACATTTACAATTTTGTAGGTCATAGCAAATTTTCTGCTTTCTTGAAGGAAATGAAAATAGAACAAAAATTTGATTTTATGGTTGATGGAACAAAGGCTCCTAGTTTAGAAACTTATTTTCAAAGAAAAGAGAATGATGAAATAATGACAAACAAACATGAGAAAGCTTTAGCTTTTGATTTAATCAAGAGAATGTTAGATATAAATCCAAATAAAAGGATAACTGCATCAGAGGCAATGAAGCATCCATTCTTTGAAAGCAAGAGCAATTTAATTTTTTCGAATTTAAAATAATAAGTGTAAAATTAATATATTAATGGAAATCGAGTCCATTGTAGGTTTTGAATTCTCCGGTGAAAATACTCATTATAGTTTTCCAACTTTTTTTTATTCTTCAAATGACAAGAAATTCTATTTTAAATCATTTAGTTTAGAATTGGGGTCAATGAACTTTATTATTGGCGAAAGAAAAACAGGTAAGTCATTATTTTTAAAAAGTTTAGTTGGTTTAGAATGTCCAAAGGAGAAGCCTTTAGACCGTAGTTTTCTAAAATATGATATCGTTTACAAACCGGAGTATGTTAAACCTAAATTTAATGGGACGCTAAGTGAATTAATAAAATCAAGAGACTTAAATAATAATTTATTTATGCAAAATGTAAATACATTGGGTTTAAATAAATTTTTGGAAACAAATATACAAAATTTCAATGAGGAACAAAATCAATTATTAAGTTTTATTTTAATGTTATCAACAGAGGGATTAATTTATATTTTTGACTGCCCTAGTCATTTAATTTCAAATGAAAAAAGAAAATTAATGATAAATATTCTAAAAAATTATTGTGAAAAGAATGATAAGATTGGAATAATAACTGAGAATAATATTAATTTTATTGATGAGGTATTCGATGAATCAATTGATACGAAATATTTTTTGAAGAATTTTGGTGAAAATGAAATTTTTGGCTCAATTTAATTATATATAAAATTTTATTTGAAAATTTTATTTGTTCTATATATGCTAAAAACATTCCAGACAAAATATGATCAATATTTTTCGAATGAATTACCAAAAACCAGATTTATTATAACTCCTCATGCAGGAATTTCTTATAGTGGGTTTGGTGCATTTTGTTCTTATAGTTGTATAGATTGGGACAAAATCAAAAGAATTATTTTATTATCAACTAATCACTATATTGATGAAAATTTAATTCCTGGAGAAAGATTCTCAATAAGTAATCTCAAATTTGAGGTTCCTCAAATAGATTTAATGAAAGCAAATAAAGTTACATTGGAGAGAGAACATTCATGGCAATTCCAATTGGAACTATTAGAGTATTTCAAAGAAGATTTAATAATTGAGTTATTTCTTATTTCCAGCTATGATGAAAATATAAAAAATTATGTTAGAGGAAGATTGGAAGATGAGACGATTGCATTGGTTGCTAATACAGATTTATCACATATAAATGGAGATTTTGAACATAAACTCCCAATCAATAAAATTATAGATTCTGATTATCAAGTTATTTCAAGCATAATTTCTATGAAACCAAATAAATGTTGTGGAAGAAGTGCTTGTGGTTCAGCTGCAATAAAAACTTTTTTGAATTGTATTGGAAAAGACTTAATTTGTAAGACTATGTGTTATTATAATTCATCTCAAGTAGAACCCAATCTAAATTTTTGGAAGAATTTTACATCAAAAAAATTATTTGGGAAATTGAAAGAAGGAGTAAGCGTTGGATATGGAGCATTTGCTTTTTATCCAATCGCAATCCTAAATAATTTGAAAACAATTTTTTCTCCATATGAATGTTATAATCTAACCGAGTATTGTCATAATGAAATAAAATTAAAAGTATTTAATCCAATCCCAATATTTTTTCCTGGGGTTGAACTTAAAAAAGGAATATTTGTTACGATAAACAAAAATAACGAACTAAGAGGTTGCATTGGAACATTGGAATTGGATAAACCAATTTATGAAACATTGGGTAAATATACATTATTATCTGCTTATCAAGATTCTAGATTTGGTCCAATAAAAGAAGATGAATATCCATTTTTAACTATAGAGATTTCATTATTGGATAACAAGAGAGAAGTAAGCTCACAAGAATATTTCGATAATTTTAAAGCTGGCGAAGATGGTATAGAGATAAATCTAGTTGATGGAAGAAGTGCATTTTTCTTACCAAGTGTAAGCGAAGAAATACCAAATAAAATAAAATTATTAGAAATGTTATGTGAAAAATTGGGTTCAAAAGACAAGAATTGTTGGAAAAAAGAGGGTACAAAATTTTATATAAATAATGGTGTGAAGCTACCAGGTTTATGAAAAAAAATGAATTAAAAAAATATTATGAAATGTATAAATAAAATGTTTTTATTCAAATCAGATGAAGAAAAAAAAGCAGATCGATTAAAAGATCTATCTTATGAAAATACTCCAGAATTTTCATTCAACGGTAAAATTTTTTTTGCAAAAGTACTTGATGTATATGATGGTGATACTATTACAATAACAGTTAAAGTTGATGGAGAATATTTTAGAACGAATTGTCGTCTCAATGGATTAGATTCTCCAGAATTAAAATCTCACGATGAAGAAGAAAAAAAAGCAGCAAGGATGTCAAGAAAACATCTAATGTTTTTATTAACAAAAGAAAAGATTGGTGTTGATGTTTCTAGAAGCGAAATTCAAAAAATTTGTGGTGAAATTAATTCGATAGTTAATGTGAAATGTTTAGATTTTGACAAATATGGACGACTTTTAATTGATATATGGGTTGGTGGAATTCACATAAATCAAAAAATGATTGAAGATGGATTTGCAGGTCCATATGATGGAGGTACCAAAGGAGATTGGAGATTATATTACAAGCATTAATTCATTGAGTTTGTAAATCTAGTATTCCTTATATACAATAATTGAACTGGTTCATCAGTTTCATTTGTAGGCATATTTTCCATTACATCTAATATTTCAAATCCCTTTATAACCTCACCAAAAACAACATGTTTTCCATCAAGAAATTTGTTATCTGCAAAATTAATAAAAAATTGAGAACCATTTGTATCTGGTCCCGAATTTGCTAAAGATAATGTATATTTTTTATTTTTCAAAATAAAATTTTCATCAGGAAACTTTGGACCCCAAATTGATTTACCTCCTGTACCATTGGAATTTTCGTAGTCTCCCATTTGAACCATAAAGCCTTTAATTAATCGATGAATAACACATCCTTTGTATTCAATTTTCGCAAGTGATCTAAAATTTTCACAACTTCTTGGACAAATATCATCATGCAATTTTACAAATAATTCTCCTAGAATTATTTCTTTACCTTCTTCTGGACTTGATGCAATTTCTAATACAACATATTCCTCTCCTGGTTTCGTACCATCATTATTAACTATTTCTTTTTGATATTGTTTTTCTTCTCTCAATAGTGGTTGGGTTTCAACTGGTTTTTTGCCAAACCAAGACATAATTGCATTTCTTTTCTTATAAACTAGTAAAAGAATTAGGAGAATTCCTACACCAATTAATATCCATTTGTAGTTCATTTAATAATCATGATTAAGAAAGCTTTAATATGCCTCGTTTAGTGAGAATAAAAATACTATTTAATAAGTTATGAACGCTGATTTAGTAACTAAGGCTAATTTTAATGAAGAGCTCAAAAAAATTAAAAAGAAGGAGCAAGAATTATACAAGTTTATTCTTCAACAGTTTTTGGATTTAGAAGATTTCAAAAAAGGATTTTCTCAAACAATCGCAAAAACGGTTGATACTAAAATTGCTCAGGTAGATGAAGCAGTGCTTAATATGAATAAGAATAATGTACTTAGCTTATCTCTAGACGAAATTAAAAAAGTAGTAGCTGAACTCGTAAATAAAAGTGAGAAATCAGGCACTGCTGTTGAAGGTCCCGAAGGACCCGTAGGTCCAGCAGGTCCAGCAGGTCCAGAAGGACCCGTAGGTCCAGCAGGTCCAGAAGGACCCGTAGGTTCAGTAGGTCCAGCAGGTCCAGCAGGTCCAGAAGGACCCGTAGGTTCAGTAGGTCCAGTAGGTCCCCCTGGACAGTCAATTGATGAAGAAAAATTACGAGAGGTAGTTTCTTCTTTGTTAGTAACAACAATTAAATCTCCATCTGCATTAAATGTAGCAGATGATTTTAGTAATGAACTTTTGATGGATGCACTTTCTAAGCACGATGAAGTATTTTGTTTTTTGAAGGATACGTTACTTTCAAAATTAGTGCTTCCAGCGCCTAGTGAAAGATTATTTGGAAAAAGATTAAGTTTGATTAATGCTAGTAGTAATTCTTGGAAGATAACAGTTGCAGAAGATGGAAAAATTGGACCCCAAAGTGAAAAATCATTGAATAAAAATGGTCAATTTCTTAAATTAGTGAGTGATGGTGAAAAATATTATATCATATAAATATAAATGACACAATGTCCATATTTGATGAAAGGTGGAAAAAAATGCTGTAATAAAGTTAATAAAGATCAAGTTATTTGCGATAAACACAAAGGAAAATATAAAAATCAAAGCGGTGGATTTTTATATGAAATTGTATACCCTATGGGTGTAAGTGTTACTGCAGCTACATATGCTCTCTTTAAATTGAATACAGTCGTTTCAAGATGGTATAATGATAAAAATCCTAATAAAAAGAGACGTTAATCAATTGATGCCAATTTTTCAATTATTGAAGAAACTATTTGGTCTTCTTCATTTTTATCAGCTTCTTTAATCTCATTTTTAACTGATTCAATTACTTCATTTGATGGAATATAGATTTCAACATCATTTGATTTAGCTCCCTCTTTCACTGGTTCTTCTTTTAAATCAACTTTTAATTCATCTTTTGTCTCATTAGTCTCTTTAATCTCTTTTGTCTCTATAGTTTCTTTTATTTCTTTGGTCTCTTTAATTTCTAAGACAGGAGGATTTTCTTTAGCATCCTCTTTAACCGCATTTTTTTTATGATTTTCAATTTCTTTATCTAAGTCATTAATTTCATCATCAGTAAATCCGGCAGGCTTTATAAATTTTTTATTCACTATATTTTTATCAATTAGTTTAGTTGAATACCAAATATTACTTTTAAAACTATTATTATAAACTGCACGATTTGGCATAATTTCACCCTGAGTTATTAAAAATGGTCTTTTAACCATGTATGCTTTTAGAAAGTTATGCTGTACACAAAAATTAATTTGGCGATCTACTGGAGCCTGAATCTTAAGTAATTGTGTTAATTTTAATAATCTTTTAGCTCCCCTCAAACTAATTATGTATGCTACAGTTCCAAAATTATCCTCAGCAGGAATGATATCCCCTTCTTTCGCTTCTAAGTATTCAATTTTTTGTTTATCCGGATGAACAAATAAGTGGACATAATCAAATTTTACAGGTAAATTATCATAAATTGTATTAATTATTCTGTTAAAATTCTTATATATTTTAACGTCATCCTCTAAAACAATTGCTAAATCTAAATTATTTTCCAATATATATTTCCAAACTTGATAATGTGATAGGTAACACCCCAATTGTCCTGCATTACATTTCTCGATAAAATGCTCAGCAATCGTCAAATTATTTTGTTCAAGAACTGGATTTGGATCATCCACTTCACCGTCGAATGCTTTACATTTTATGTAATTTGTAATTTTCGTAAAAACTTCATTTTTTAAATAATCTGCCCTTTCCTTATCCTTTTCTAAAGAAATGATGAATTTAGGAATAACTTCGGATGGTGTTTTCATTATAAATCTATGATAGATTTTTCAAGGAATTGAAACGCTCAAAGATTTCTAAATAGTTTGAAATTATATAAAAATTATATAATTATTAAGATTCTTTTAAGCATAAAGGAAGTGGAGCAAGATTGCCAATCCTAAAATCTGCCAAATGTTGTCAGCCTTCTTAGCGATGGAAACTAAGTTCACAACAACAGCATTCCATAAGAACTTACCAATGAGTAAGATTATAACAACGTAAACAATAAAAACAATGAATGCAGCAAGGGCGCGGCTTCCTCTCTTCATGGACCATCCATCAAAACCCTCATCACCTCCTCCATTTAAAGCCTCAGTAAAAGCTTCGGTAAGACATTCTTTAAGAACCATTTATATTTTATGGATAGAATTTATTTTTTTATTTATTAAATAAAATATGAAAACAATAAAATTTGATTTATCATGCTTTAAGCCAGAGTTTCAAGAATTTATCTTTAAAAAAATAAATTGCAATGACTATTTTGAATTTATTAACAATTTTGAAAATAACTTTACTCTAAATCTACTAAATATTTGTCTTGATAAATCTTCCAATACTTTGGAAGAAGACATCCAGACTTGCACTTTTAGGAATGTTTCAAATTATTCTATTGAAGATTCATCAATAATACAATGTGATTTGCAAACAGATATAGCTATCGATAATATTGAAAAGCCAAATGAGACAAACATTGAGGACAATATTGAGAAAATTATTTCACAAATTGATACTGATGAAAGCGATGATGAAGATAATGAAAAAAATGATATCCAATTTAGTCATTATGTTGAAAACAATCAAATTTACGTTACTCCAAACAAAAAATTTATTTCTAAAAGATTAGCTAAAACTATAAAAAAAAATGGAGGTTATTGGGTGAAAACAAAAAATATGTGGATCTTCCCTATGTCATCAATGAGTTATATTGAAAATACATTAAAAAGTCAGAGCAATTCATTATTTATAAAAAATATAAATCAAGAAAAAGATAAAGTAGTAATAACACCTAAACAAGATCATCCTAAATATGGGGCACCCGTAATTTATGATAAAAGTGGAAATTTAGGTGTATGGGATAACATTTTAAAAGGTTGGATATTCCAGAAGAAAAATTAACTAATTTTTCGTAAGGGAATCCAGAAGAAAAATTAACTAATTTTTCGTAAGGGAATCCAGAAGAAAAATTAACTAATTTTTCGTAAGGGAATCCAGAAGAAAAATT